ACGCCAGATTCTATTCTTAATTGTCGAACTCTTTCATGTGTGACCCCCCATTCATCTGCCCATTGCTGGAGCATTTTATTAGGGTCTTCTAGAAAGAGCTCCCTTGCTTCCTCTAAGGAAGGGGCTTTTCTATGTACCATACTCTATTATACAAAGAATCTGCTTTTAAATGGGTTTAGTATAGCCATGTCAGCATTGGTTAGAACAGGTTGTAAGTTCTGAACTACAACATCTGCAAATGCTATATCGTAATCTCCAATTCTTTCAGATAGAGCAATATCAAAATTAGTAGGTGTAGTATTGTCCGCTAAATGACTTGAGATTTGACCTGTGTCAGCTTTAGCTGAGTTTTGTAAAGAAGTTAGAAGTAATCTACCAGAAGCTCTTGCAGAAGTTTGTTTTATTTGTTCTGGAATGTCAGCTGATTGATATCCACCAACATAAGTAACTGAAATATTTTTGGGTTTTATGCCAGACCAACGAACTACAATTCTTCTTAATCTTCCATTGTCATAATGAACATAATCTTTTTCATTGCCTGCAACTAATGTGTTACTATCTTCAGTAACAGAGGTTATGGAAGCAATAGGGATATGTCTGAGAAATAAGTCTTGTTGTTCTGCTCCATCAAATACTTCGGTATATGTACCTTGTTCAACATCATGACCTAGATAACGCTTAATAGCAGCATCAACATAGGGTATAAAAGTATTTGTGACTGAACTTTCAACAGTTGAACTTAAATCAACTTGAAGAAATTGTTGTACATCACTAACGCTACAGAGAGCCATTTAGGCCTCCTTACTTGTCTTCTGTATCTTCTGGTTTGACAGCTTTGGTTTCTGGTGCTTTTTTGGCAGATTTTTTCTTAGGAGCTGATTCTTTTTTCTTCTCCACTTTACCCCAGCCTTGCTCATTGAGCCATGCTGTCGGATATTCTTTACCTGCTTTAGCAATAAGAGAAGCTCCGGATTTAGGAAGTTCTGATAAAGGACCTTCCCAAATGGAACCATCTTTCATTTTCCAAATGCTTTTCTGTGGTTTTGTATATTCTGACATAATTTAATCATTTTACTACATAAAAACAAAAGAGCGGGTTTAACCCGCTCTTAAGTATAAATCTAGCTAACTTTAGAAGTTAGTGATTTTGTGGAAAGCTGCTTCTCTGTAAACAGGGAAACCGACTCTCATGGTAGCTCTGATAGCTAATTGATTCTTTGTAAAGAAATCGCTATGTGAGTCAGATACGGCTATTTCCATACCTTGTCTCATAACAACATTAGCTGCTTCGCCACCACCGAATTTACCAACAAGAACTGTTCCTGCGGCAATTGCGGTTGTAGGAACGACTTTAAGTCCCCAGATTTGTGCTGAAGGACCTGCGCCCATACCACCAGCTGCTACAAAAAGTGGTGAACTTTCTGCATAACCAGCACTAGAGGTACCTGCAAAGTCTGCTCCGACTGATGTTACAACATCATTCCAGTCATTAGGATGCATAATAATTGCATCTGGTTCTGTGAATGCGTTGACACGAATGTCGGTAATTGCTCCGTAGATAGCGCCAATTTTTCCTAAAGTTCCTGCATAGGAGCTATAGTCTGTGCTACCGACTGATGATTTACCAGCGTCCAAGATTCCTTCTAAGTTAGGAGCAGTTCCATCTCCACTAAGGAGTTGGTTGTCCATACGAAGTCTAATCATTGTTTGTAGTCTAGAATTCAAGTAACCTTGAATACCAGATTCATCTGCTAATAATTCATCTGTAACTGGGATAAAAATACCCATTTTACGGATTGCTTCTGTTTGCTCTGTGAACGCTAATGCTGCTTCACCGACTGCTGCACCTTCAGCAGCTTCAGCTGCATTGTTTGTGAAGGTTGTTTCCTCAAGGTATGAGAAAGCATTTTGGTCTGTGTTTATTACATCAAATAATGATATAACAGCATTTGGGTCTCTAAGAGCTGTCTCCAAGATACCTGGTTGTCTTAAGACTTCCGGTGGATATCCTGTAGTTGTTAGTGATGTTTTTGTCTCAACTTTTGAGTCAACACCCTTGACACCATTAGACATATAATTTTTATATGCGTCTGTGTCTACAAATTGCTCGCCAACAGATTTAACTTCTGCTGATACGCCAGGTTGTGGCATTTCAGATACTGGCTTTGAATCTTCTGAAAGAGCTTTTTCATTGGAAGCTTTTTTCTTCTCAATTGAAAGGTCTTCTACGAGTTCAGCAAGTTCGTCATTTCTTGACTTAATTTCCTCTTTTTGTTCAGAGGTGTACTTGCCGTCTTCGTTATTTTCAAAGACAGATTTAAGTTCTGTTCTTTTAGCAGCAACTTGGTCCATGAGTTCGTTAATTTTACTCATTTTTAGATTCCTATCTATATTGCTTATACTTCTTCTATTTCTTCGACTAAGGATTCAGCGATAATCTGCTGAGCCCTCACCCACTCTGCGTCAAATTCTTCGTCAGAGGAATCAGTGTTATCTTCTGGAGTTTCTTCTTCAGCAGCTTCATCTTCCGGTTCTTCTTCAGCAGATTCCTCTACTGAAGCTTCTTCCTCAGTAACTTCTTCGACTTCTGTTTCAACATCAATAGTATCAGTTGAAGCCTCAGCTACCTCTTCTGTTTCAGCTGGCTCATCTTCCACAAGTTCTTCTTCTACTTCTAACTCTAAAGCACCCTCAGTTCCGATAGTTCCGATGAACTCATCTACTTCGGTCCAAGCATCTTGCAAGTCGTCTGCGACTGCACGAAGTGCTTCAGTGGCTTTAACGCCTAATTTCCTACCATCTTCGCCGCGGAGCAAGGCTATTGCTTTTGCTCTTGCGACTAAGTCATCCAATGCGGCAAGCACATCTTTGACTTCATCAGAGAAAGGTTTGCTTCCTTCTGAAATCTCTAAATCTTCTTCACTTTTCATTTCTTTTTTATCCTCTTCCATCTTCATACAAGAACCACCTTCGTGATACTTACATGATTTTTTTTCTTGTTCGTCATCTCCATAACCTTTAGAACCACAGTTGCAATCACAGCTAGAAGAAACTTCAACCTCTTCTTCGCCGTTTTTTTCGCTTGTGATTTCTTTAAGTAATTCTGTGTTTGACTTTATAGCAAGAGTATATGTATCTTGATTAGCTCCAACTAGAACAGGAGAAACTTCGTAAACTGTAAGGTCTTTAAGATATCTAGCGTTTGTTTCGCCATCTTGTGTTTTTGCTTTAGCAAACTCAGAATCGTTTACTTTGTAGCCAAAAGACCATTGTTGCATATCGCCCATGTTTTTTACAAGATTATAAGCTTCTTTGCCAGACTCTGTGTCCATAAAGAACTCACCTTTAAACACTGCTTTATCATCATCTTGTGCGATTGTACCTTTTCCAATAGGCATGTCCCATTTGTGAGACCAAACCATAGGTACTTGATTATTTTTAAAACCAGATTTGACAGCTCCCGGTACAACAACATCTCCATCGCTGTCAAGGGAGTTGAACAAACTGAAAACTGCTTCGACTTGACCAGAGTTATCTTTTAACTCTATGTCTATATTTTTAGATTCGTTATCCATACATCCTTCAATCTTAAATTGTACAATAGAATATTCAGATGTGCGTCTTAACTATTTTATACTATGTTTTAGGGATTTAGTTTTTTATTGTCTAAAGTCTGATATTATTTTGAGCTTTGAAATAGCTATCTTTACGCTTCTATCAGTCTTCTGATGGTCACCATTTTCTAAACGAGCCCATACCATAACAGTTGCTTCATCGTCATTTACTGATGTAACAATACCGTGAACAATTGATGGTGGGTCTGGGTCTTTGTTGATTGACCAACTTACTGCTTGACCTACTGCAACTGAATCTGCTTTAGTTCCAGATTTTTTAGAAGACAATGGATGTGAACTTGGTAGTAAGTCTTGGTCGTAAGGTTTTCTTCTAAACTTACCTGTTTTTAATGCTCTTATAAACCCGTTAACTCTGGCCATTGCCCACTGGTCAGCTGATGTAACATTACCCCTTACTGAACCAGGATTAGTTCTGTAAGCTCCAACACCTCTGTTAAATACTGCAATAAGCATTGTTAATGTTGCTCTATGTTTTGGATTACTTTTATTATGGTCTTCTACTTTATTTGTAAGAGCTGTTCTAACTCTATCAGATACAGCTTTCATTAAATATTCTTCTGCAATATGAAGAGATTTTTTTCTTCTCTCTCTAATAACTTTTTTATAATCATTAACAACTGACTTCATTTGTGAAACACCACCGGCTGTTACACCGCCCCATTTCATTACAGCAATAGTGCCGTTAAGTCTGTTATTTTTCTTATGACGGTTCATAAAGCGTTCTCTTCTCTTAACCCAGTTAAGAACTGATTCACTTCTGTCTCCGCCTTTGTAAGCTGTCCATCTATTAAAAGCATCATTACCAGTAAATGAAGTAGGAGGATTACCACCGGTACCTGCTCTTCTCCAAATCTCTGGCCAGTTTTCCTTTAAATCTTTAACATAAGCGTGACTAGGGAATTGTTTATGTTGTGAGTTAGACAAACTTATTTTTTGGTTATCTCCACTCTTAGGAAAGTTTGTTATTTTTTTAGGAGCTTTTTCTTCTGGACTGTGTAATTTATCACCTTTTTCGTACATTGTTTCTGCTTCTTCTAAAGATACTTTAAGTTCTTGTATGTCTTGATTTTTTTTAGGTTTGTGGACTGTATCTAAATAATCTTGGTGTGTAGCACAAGCCATATAGAATTTATCTCCATCTACTTCAATAAAGTGTGTTCCTTCACAACCTAGTTCTTTTGCTCTTTCTTGAGCTTCTTCTATAGTCGTATAGGTATCTTTCATCAAAGCAGCTGGTTCTTTTTTATTATTAAGAAAATTTTCTGCTTCTTGTCTTGAATCAAAGCACTTAATTATTTCGCCGTCTTCATGACTTATAATACAATATGAGCCATTAGGCATCTCTGCTATATATTTTTCTTCGTTCAAGTAAGTTGGAGTTAGTTTTGGAACATCTTCTCTTTCAACTTCTGGCGGAAGGTCAATACTTGTTAGCTTGCTTTCTTCGTCATCATTGTTATTTGCCGGAGCAGGTTCTTCTGTAGGGTTATCATTAAGAAGTGGTGAACCATCTTCTGTAACTTGAATCATATTTAAAGGTCTTAAGTAAACATCATGTCTATCATCTGCCTCTAGTCCTACAACTTTTCTTGCTTCGCCAATTGTTACCCAACCCCCTTGTACAGCAGTGTTCATGCGTTTATAGAGATTGTCTTTGTCATCAGCTAAAGCTCTAACATTAGAAATATCAAATTCTGCGTATTCGTTATCACTACTGTCAAACTCTGGTCGTAACAATTGATGAGTCAAATCTTGCGCAACCATGTTCCACATTGGAACTAGTTTAGACTCTGTAAAGAACTCTCTCAGTTCTTTTGTATTTGAGTAAGTTGCCGAATCAAGACCAGCGCCGAGTCCTGCGAGAATAGCTGGAACGCCAAGTACCGCTGAAACTCTTTCTTCTGGTATTCTTCTTAATTCTGCCAACTTCATTTGGTCTGGTGAGAAAGAAACGATTTCTACATTCATAGCACCGGATAAGACCATAGGAGCACCTCTGTTCTTACCCCCAAACTTTTGCTTATACATTTCAGCAATAGCTTCGGCTTCTTCTCTTGTTGGCCCACCCATCTGGTCATCTCTTGGAGAGAGAATTACTCCGGGTACTGCCATATTGTGCAACAAAGCAGCAGTGTATTGTCCTGCGGCTTCGTCTCCTGCTATTTCTCTTAGAACGCCTCTAAGTGGAGCAAGTCCTCGCCTCATGTTGTTTGGGTCAACAGCTTGGCGTAAATGAATCATATCTTTTTTTTCTATCTTTACAGAATCTTCACCCTGCATACCACCTTGTGGTTGATAATCAAAATGTGTAATAAGTTCGTTTTCGTTACCTTTAGCTTCTACTAAGTGAGGCATTAAAGGAACTAATTCTACAACTTGTCCTCTTTGATTCCTATTTTTATAAATAAAAGCATCGCCGTTTGCATTTAAAGAAGTAACAATATAGTTAGCTAATAACTGTTGTGTCATGTAAGGATTTGGTTTTCTAAACAATCTAGCCATTGGATGGTTCATATCTTGTGAATAATCACCTTCAGCATTTCTTGTTGCTACTAAAAGTCCAGGTTCTGCGAATGAGGTTGCTAAAACACTAAGACATGCAATAACAGCAGAGTTTCCTGTACCATCTCCTAGTTCTGCTAATTTTTTGTGGTCAAAGTAACCAGACTGAGTATTGTAACCCATAACTGCTTGATTTAAATATGAATACTCTGATTGGTTTACAAGTAAACCTTTTTGTTCTCTACGAACTCTTGCATCAGTTGGTGCATTCAACCAATCTAATGCTTTTGAAAATCTTGACTTGTTTTCAGCCATTATTAATACGCGCTCCAGCCTCGTTGTTCTTGTAACATTTGAACACCATAAGATAATGTGTCAATGATATCATCGTGTGCTCCAGCAGGAAAAGTCATTATTTCTCTTTCTACTTCTGGAAGCCAATGCGTATCTCTTAACAAAAATACATCTCCCGATTCCATACGGGCAGATAAAGGAAGTGCGCGTGTAATCTTGTCTTTATCCGTTTTAAGATTTTTAACTTTAATACCAGCTCGTTGCGCCATCTGGATTATTGTAGTTTGAAAACCTTGGCGTTCTATACCTACATATTTTAGCTTATTTTTGTCCATTGCGCGTTTTATCGCCGGAATAATATCTGGACCTTCTAATTTTGCTCTAGTCATGTCAATAACAAGTAATCTATTGTCTGGAGTTCTCGCAAATGATGTAATTACAGTAAAATCAGAATCTTTATTTGTTGTTGTTGCTAAGTCAACTATTCCAAATTTATCTAAGTTAGATAAGTAATATTCTGAACCTTCGACTAAACATTTAATATTTCCTACTGAATCTGGAACCATAGAGAAATAGTGAAGCCATTCTGGCCTAAGCATACCTTGACCGGCATCTACAAACTCAGCTAAATACTCTTGAGCAAAAACAATAGAGCCTACTTCTTTTCTAGCCGCTTCAACTTCTTCGGGGTCAATCATAGGATTGTCAGTAGTAGCAAATTTAAATCTCTCCCAGTTGTCTGCTTCCTCTGCTGTTTCCCACAAGTCATAAAACCAGTTGTTTCTTCCAATAGGCGTGCTAATAAATAATGCTGAACCTTTTCTTTCTGTAAGAGTAGGTCTAAGAACTTCTTGCCATACCTCCGGTTTAACGAAAGCAGCCTCATCCATAACTAAGAAATCAAGACCCTCACCACGAAGTCTTTGAGGATTGTCAGCAGACCTTACTGCAATAGAACCCCCGTTAGCTAAATCAATTTGCATATTAGCTAGTGATACCTTTGGCTCTATTTCTTTGGGGAATGATTTTGCTGAGGCAGCTATATCTCTCCAACCAACTCTAGCAATTGAGAATGTAGGAGCAACCCACCAAGCACGACCACCTCGCAAAGCTATATCTAAACATAATTGAACACCAAGTCGTGTTTTACCAAATCGTCTACCTGCACATAAAATTTTCCAACGAGCTTCGGATTTTGCTACTTTAAGTTGTCCCTCGTGCAGAGCAGGAAGTTTAGGAACATACTTGTTATTCATGAAGTTCTTTATACATAATTATTGGAGTGTGTTCACCTACATAGGCATTGACAACATTATAG